GCTTCCGGGCCCTGTGGCGCGAGGCGCACAACCGGAACCACAACGGCATCAGGACCAGCGTCAGGCTCGCGTTGCTGACCATGCGGCGTGAGGCTACGGAACGGATCGAGCGGGCAGCGGCGATCGCGAGAGGCTGAGTGACAACTCCCCTACCTGTCGAAGACGGCGAGGTAGGGGCTTCTCGGTTCGAAGGACTCATTCAGCCCTCCCCGAAGGCGCTGCCCGCGCCTGTGGATGTTGATCGCAGCGTTGGTGTCCCGGTCCAGCACAAGCCCGCACGCGGGGCAATGGTGGACGCGAATGCCGAGGCCCTTGCGGACCACGGCGCCGCACGCGCTGCACTCCTGACTTGTTCCGCGTGGATCCACAGCAACCACTTCGCGTCCGGCGCTTTCAGCCTTGGCTCGAAGAATTGTCGCGAATTGTGCCCACCCGGCATCGTGTACTTGCTTGGCCAGCGCCATCTGCGCGAGGCCTTTGACGTTGAGATTCTCGACGGCAATGACATCGAACCTGCGAACCAGGTCGAGCGCCGTCTTGTGGTGGAAGTCTCGGCGCACGCAAGCGACCTTGTCGTGTCGCTTGGCGAGCCGTCGCACGGCCTTACGGCGCCGATGCGAACCGCGCTTGCGCCGAGATACCACCCGCTGCGCTTTGCCAAGCGCTCGTTGTGCGGTTTCGTAGGGTCGTGGGTTGGAGACCAACTCGCCATCGCTGAGCGCTGCGAATGTCGTGATACCAACGTCCACCCCGATGCTTGCGCCGGTGGAGGGCAGAGGCTGCGGCTGTACACCGTCACAGGCGAACGCCACGTACCAGTGCCCGTTTCCCGAGAGCGTGACCGACGCTTGCTTGATGCGACCCTCGACCGGCCGGTGCAGCTTGAGCTTGACGTTCCCGATGCCCGCGAGCTTGACCCGCTTGCCGCCGGCAGCGAGGCGCACGCCGTTGTTGTGGCTCGCGTCCTTGAACGTGAAAGTCCGGTAGCGGTCGCGGCCTTTGAATCGCGGATAGCCTGGTTCTTCACCGGCCTTGCAGCGTCGGAAGAACGCGCTGAATGCTCGGTCCAGTCGCGTGATTGCGTCCTGCAAAAGGTGCGTGTGGATCTTTCCGTACTCGGGCCGAACTTCTCGAATCCCGGCAATCTCTCGCATCTGCGTGTACGCCGAGACCGTCTCACCTGTTCGTCGGTACACGTCGCTGCGGTGCTGGAGAGCGGCGTTGTACAACTCGCGCAAGAGCCAGAGCATTCCCAACATCGCAAAGTGCTGTGCCCGACTTGGGTACAGGCGATAGCGGTAGACGCGGACCATCCCGACATGATAATCAGTTCGGTATGGCAAAGCAAGCGATTCATCGCAATTTCAACGCCGTCTTTCGTCTCGTCTACCACTTGGTGTTGGTCTCCAAGTACAGGCGACGCGTCTTCGATACCCGAATGCTCGACCGCTGCAAGGAGATCCTCGGAGACTTGTGCGCATCCTGGGGCGGGGCCTTGCTCGAATGCTCTGGTGAAGCTGACCACGTCCACGCCCTCGTCGACATGCCACCTAGAGTCCGCCCGTCCGATCTCATCAACGTGCTCAAGACCGTTTCCTCTCGCCTCTTGCGCAAGGAGTTCCCCGCGCTTCGCGCCGCCTACCGTGGGAAAGCCGTGCTCTGGTCTCCAAGCTACTGCCTCATCTCGGCCGGCGGTGCCCCGATTGAGATTCTTCGCCAGTACGTGGAGAACCAGACCAGGCCGGAGTAGTGCCTCCGGAACCCCCGCCTGCCGGGCCGAGGCGGGGGCTTGTCCGATCATGGTCAGGTGGGACCGGCTAGCCTGGTGGCCTGTCTACGATTGGAACATTGCGGACGTGGACGAGGCGCTGGCGGAGTCCGGCGTCAAACTGCCGATCGATTACAAGCTTTGGGGCAGGACATTCGACGGGATGGATCACAGGTTCCTTGCCCCGATGAAGCAGTACCTACCAGGCGACTACGCCAAGGTGTTGGAGTGGTTCCCCCTGGCTGACCTGGAACTGTACCGAAGGGAGTTACGAGCGTGAGCAAAATCAAGCGCGGCGGGAATTTCGATCTGCCCATCATGGACATGCCGGCATTCGACCTGCCGACCGGGCTGGGGATTCCGGACCTTGGCGGATTTGGTGATCTGGGAGGCTTTGGCAGCCTGACGAGCGAGCCAGAGGAAGAACAGAAGTCGGTCGAGCGGAAGGTTGCCGAAATCAAGACGGGCTTCATGGCCAGGGCCAACGCAGACCAGAAGCGGCTGGACCTGGTGACGGACAGTGAGTTCTGGTGCTGCCTGTGCTTTGAGACACGCGAGCAGAAGAACGCTTTTCTGGTGGCCAGCGGCTTCGGCGAGGCGGATGACAAGTATGTGGACGGCCGAGCGGCGATGCGGAAGATGGGAATGGACCCGGGCGAGAAAGTACGATGGCAAAAGACGAAGGGCCTATCCGACCGTCTCAAGAGACACGTCGAATAGGCCCCAGGTGGAAACGGTGGACTAGGTTCCGCTGGAACGTCCGCCGCCCTTGCCCTTCGCCTTCGGTGCCTTACCCTTAGCCATGGTGTTCTACTCCTTGCTGTTGCCGCTGTTGACCGCGGCCGTCACGTGACCACTCCAGGATGACACCGGAGCGGGGCAGCGCATAGATTTTGGTGGGAGATGTGCCCACGCCGAAGACACAGTTGCCAGCATACGCCACCTTACATCGCGCCTTCGTCGACCCGCCTAGAAGTTGACGATAGGAGGCAAATGGCTTTACGTTTGTAGAAACGAGGGCCATGAAAAGCATTCGCATTTTGCGACAGATTCTAGGCATCAGCCAGGAGACTCTTTGTGCTGAGACTGGCCTGAGCCGGCAGTCACTGAGCGCGTTTGAGAGCGGCGCCGCTTTCCCTGCCCGGTCGACCGCGCGCACATTGGACAACGGTCTTGAGGCCATCATCGACCGGCGGGCACTGGCGGCGGCACAGGCACTGCGCGAGGAAAAGCAGCCGGCGATGGGGAGCTAGCCCGTGGGCGAGATGTCCCATGGAGTGGGGCGAAAGGACAACCGGCCCAAGCGACGGCGTCCCCATCCAGGTGAGAAGACCTACGCCGACCGGGGCGACCCGCCGGTGAAGCTCAAGGACGAGCCATCGAAGCCGGCCCTCACGGCAGGGGCGAAGCGGTTACAGGAAATCGTGGAGCAGGTCGAGGCAGATCCGAGCTTGGTCGGGAAGCCGGCCGTGCGGATGATGCGCATTCTGTGCGGTACCGAGTCGCTCAAGGACATCTTCGGGAACCCGCTGGTCGACAAGTCCGGCAAGGTCTCGACGATGTCGATGGACAACCAGATCTTGTATGCGTCGGTGGCGGCGGCCGTGAACTCGAATCACCCGAAGCAGTTCGAGTTTGCCGAGATGCTGCTCAAGTACCTGAAGGGAGCGCCGCCCGAACGTGTCGAGGTGAGCGGCCCCAACGGCGGGCCCATCCGCTCGGAGAGCATCACGGCCACGCTGTCGCCCGAAGAGATGGCGGCGCGGTTCGTTCGGGCCGCCCGCATCGCTCAAGAGATAGCCGACAAGGCCAAGGACGACCACGCCATCCCGGTGGACGCCATTGAGGTAGGGGCGAACGCCCAGCCCGAGCCGCAGATACCGACCGGGCCCGTCACTATCGAACCATCGGCGACGCCGCCCATCGGCGCAATGAGACAGGACGCGCTGCAGGTGGTGAAGCCGGCCGAAAGCAAGACGGCGCCGCCCGCGGTCGGTATGATCGCGACGAGGCGGTGATGCTGAGCACAGCGGAGCAACAGGATCTGGCCGGCGCTTACTACGCGGCCGAGGAGAACCTGTGCGCGCTGGCCCGCACCGACATGCGGGCGTTCTTTGACTTCGTCATGCGCGACGAAGAGACGGGAAAGCCCGTCGAGATGAGCCCAGTCCACGAGTCGTGGCACAGGCTGGCCGACCAGTACGACCGGCTGATGCTGTGGGGCTTCATGGAAAGTGGAAAGTCGCAGAGTGTTAGTGTTGCGCGCACCCTTTGGGAGCTGGGACGCGACCCGACGTTACGGTTCGCCATCGTGTCGAACACCAGTGGCATGGCAGTCAAGATCGCGAATCAGATCGGGAAGTACATCCGGGAGTCCGAGGAGCTGCACCGGGTGTTTCCCCACCTGCAGCCCGACACCTCGATGCCCTGGAACAGCGAGCAGCTCACGGTCAAGCGGCCCACGCTGTCGAAGGATCCATCGGTCAACACACTGGGCATCGGGAGCAATACCCAGGGCGCCCGCATCGACCGCGCCATTCTGGACGACGTGCTGAACCGCGAGAACACGCGGACCAAGTACATGCGGGACGAGACGCAGGACTGGTACCTCAAAACCATCCCGGGCCGCATGACTGGCCGTGGCCGCATCATCGGGGTGGGCAACGCGTGGAACCCCGACGACCTGTACCATCGGCTGGTCAAGAACCGGCGCTGGCGCGGCTTCAAGTTCCCGATCGTGAAGCGCGACGGGACGAGCGCCTGGCCGGAGCGCTGGCCGCTGGCTCGCATCGAGGCACGCAAGCAGGAGTTGGGGCCGCTGGAATCGAAGAGCCAGTTGATGTGCGAGGCACTCGACGACGCCACGTCGCGGTTCAAGAAGGACTGGATCGAGAAGTGCAAAGCCCGCGGCGAGGGCACGCGTTTGGCGTACGCGATTCGCGCGATTCCTCCAGGGTGCAAGGTCTACATCGGCGTGGACTTGGCGGTAGGGCGCAAGAAGCAGAACGCGCGGACGGTCTATTTCGTGCTGCTGATCCACCCGAATGGCGATCGGCAGGTGCTGTGGATCGAAGCCGGGCGTTTCATGGCAGACGAGATCATGGAGAAGGTGGTGGCACTGCACCAGCGCTTCCACGGAATCTTCGTAGTGGAGAACGTCCAAGCGCAGGATTATTTGTGCCAGTTGCTCGTCAAGTGGACGTCGGTACCGATCATCCCGTTTACGACCGGGAAGAACAAAGCCGACCCCTCATTCGGCGTCGAGGCCATGGGGGTGGAGTTCGCGAACGGCAAATGGATCATCCCGAACGACAACGGCCAATGCGATCCAGAGGTCGAGATATGGCTCGATGAGATCCGGGCGTATCACCCCGACGCGCACACGGGTGACTCGCTCATAAGTTCGTGGTTCGCCAAGGAAGGCGAGCGTCTCGGCATTCAGCCTCCCAAGCCACAAGTCGGAACTGTACGGCTGCGGCTCAACCCACTATGATACGGTGAACACGTGACGACTCTGTCAGCTAAAGCAGACAGCTTCTCGGACCAGAGCAGGGTTGCTCTTGAGGCCCGCAGGCCCCGTCCGGGCCTGGAGTGCGCGCGCCAGCACATTGCGGGCGGCGTTCTCGTCTCTGTGCAGAGACAGCCCACAGTCTGGGCAGGTGTGCCAGCGGTCAGCCAAGGTCTTGGCTACCACGACGCCACACCCGCTGCATTCCTGGGATGTCCCGCGCGGATTCACAGCCACGACTTCCGCACCGGCTCTTTCGGCCTTGCAGCGGAGGACGTTCACGAAGCCGGCCCAGCCGGCGTCGGAGATTGCACGAGCGAGCGAGTGGTTCTTGAGCATGTTGGACACGCTCAAGCTTTCCACTCCGATCAAGCCGTACAACCGGATCAGTTTCAAAGCTACTTGGTGGTGATGTTCGTGCCGCAGGTTGCGGACGCGTGCATGCAGGACGCGGACTCGGCGCGATGCCTTTCTGCGGTTGCGACCGCCCTTCTTTTTGCGCGAGGTTGCGCGCTGGAGTCGGCGCAGCTTCGGCAACTCGGCCTTCTGGTAGCGGGGATTCCCGATGCGTTGACCGTCGCTTGTGGTGAGGAATGCCTCCAGGCCAACGTCGATGCCACCAGCGGGGAGCGTGCTCGGAGCAACGACAACGTCGCCCAAGTCGCAGGACAGAACCACGAACCACTTGTCGGCCTCGCGCTTGAGAGTGGCAGTCTTGACCGTGCCATCGACGGAGCGGTGGATCTTCGTGCGAACCGTGCCCACGTGCTGGACGCGCAGCCGATTGTCGGCGAGGCGGATGCCATCACCGTAGGCCGGGAAGGTCACGCTGTCGTAGTGCTCGCGTCCCTTGAAGCGTGGAAAACCCGGCGCCTTGCTACCCTGCTGGCAGCGTCGGAAGAAGTTCTGGTACGCCTTATCGAGCCGTCGCAGTGTCGCTTGCTCCGAGGAGAAGTTGGTGCGTGCCTGGTACGGATCGGACGCTCGCAACTCCTTGAGCTGATTCGATTGAGCGTAGTAGTTGAGGCTCAACCCGCGCGTCTCATAGGCCAGCTTGCGCTGCTCCAGGGCGGCGTTGTAGAGCCGCCTGTGCGTCTCCACCATGATGCCAAGCTCGCGCGCTTGGTTGGCGGTCGGATACAAGCGGAACTTGAAGGCCCGGCGCATGTTCAGCCCGCTTTGCGTTTTTCGTCGATAATTCGCCGAACCAACTCGGTCACGGGAATCCCGAGGCGTGTGGCTTCCCTGCGGAGCCATTCATTCGCGGGTTTAGAGAAACTCAGGAGCATCTTTTCCACACACAAAGCATATCACACAGATATGCGGTGTCAACCAAGAGGAAGAGGGGACGCGCTTCCTCTGTCGCCTAAAGGCGACAGTCCCCGCGCGGTGACATGATGGCGTCTGGAATAACAAGGGATATTGGGGCAGCGGCCCAAGTGGTCGGCGCAGTAGCCGATCAGCAGCTCGTCAACGAGCGGATGCGGCGGCTCGGTCTGTCGCCCACACAAGTGGAGCTCAACCGGCTGTATGCCTACTTTCGCACGGCTCAGCACGACGCTTGTGTGATCGGGTGGGACGGCGATCCACACCTGGACGCGGTGTCGCGCGAAGGGGTGGCGTCGTCGCAAGTGCTGCCGGCCGGCTACGAGGACGTGGGCAAGAACCTCAGCAATCTTCCCCTGAAGTATCGGCGACCGTCTGTGCCGTGCCACCTGTGCCACGTGATCGTGTCGCGCTTCACTGACCTGCTGTTCACGGAGCAGCAGGCACCGGCGTGGAAGGCGGCGGGCGACCCACTGACCGAGTCGTGGGTTCAGTCGGTCACGAAGGCGGCGGGTCTGTGGGCCACCATGATGCTGGCGCGAGACATGGGCGGCGCCATGGGGACCGCGATCGTGGGCTTCAAGATCATCGCCAGCAAGGTTCTGTTCGAGAGCTTCGATCGGCGGTGGTGCTTCCCGACCTGGGATCCGAAGAAGCCCGGTCAACTGGCCAAGCTGGAAGTCCGCTACATGTACCCGAAGGAAGTCCGCAACCCGGACACGGGCACGTGGGAAGAGAAGAAGTTCTGGTACCGGCGCACGGTGGACCACGAGGCGGATTGTCTCTGGAAACCCCAGGAAGTGGGAGACGGCTCGACGGAACCCAACTGGGAGAACCCGGAGACCGTTGAAGAGCTGGTCCGTCACGACTACGGGTTCGTGCCCATCGAGTGGATCCAGAACAAGCCGGTGACGGACGACATGGACGGGGATCCGGATTGCCTGGGATGCTACGACTACTTCGATCGCGTCGGCGAGCTGGATTCGCAGTGCCACACGGGCTCGGCCCGGAATGCCGACCCGACACCCGTGCTGGCCAGTGACGGAGACTTCAGCCAGGTCAAGCTGGGCAGCCAGAGCGCCGTCAAGACCGAGAAGGGCGGGTCTCTCGCGTACGCCGAGAGCACCGGCAGCAGCATCGACATCGCGGCCAAGCAGTCCGACCGATTCCAGAAGAAGGCGCTGCAGCTCGCGAGTTGCGTGCTCCCAGACGAAGAGGACGCAGATGGGGCCGCCGTCACCGCTACCGAGATCAACAAGCGAACCGCCAGCATGTACGCCAAGGCGTCGATGCTGCGCCAACAGTACGGAAATCGCGGCGTCGTGCTGCTGATGCAGAAGCTCGTGACGGTCGCGCGCAAGATGGCCAAGGGGTCTCAGATTGGCGAGGACATCGTGACGGCGAGCGGCCAGCGCATCCTGGCCGGCACCATCGTGAAGTCCGAGATCGAACTGCCGCCGAAGAAGTCCGACGATGGCAAGCTGGTGGCCGAGGCGCTGGGGACCGTGCCGTGTGTCATGCTCGAGCTGGTGTGGCCACCCTTCTCTCAGGCGAGCGCCGCCGATACGTTGCAGAAGGTGCAGGGGACGTCGCAGGCGCGGCTCGCCAAGATCATCACGCTCGACACGGCCGTGCGGCACGTCGCGAGCGACTTCAACATCGACAATCCTAAGGCTGAAATCGAAGCGCTCAAGAAGGAACCGCAGCCCGGTGCCGACCTGGCCGAGCAGTCATTGCGGGAACTGAACGAAGGACGTTGAGGGTGCGGATTGCCATCGACTGGGACGGCACGGTCATAACACAAGACCGTCCCTACGCCGACACGACGACGCCGATGGAGTTCGTCGACGGTGCGCGAGATGCGCTGCTGTCGCTCAAGAGAGCCGGTCACCTGCTTTTGCTGTGGAGCGGCCGCGCTTCCCGTGCCCTGCTGGTGGACCCGACGCTCGACCCCTTCGTGCGGGCCGGCGTCACGCAAGTGGACCGCGCCCACTGGCTGGCGTCCAGGGCGATCCACCGCGCTCGATACGAGCAAATGATCGAGTTCGTCGAGCGCGAACTCCCCGGCGTCTTCGATGCCATCGACGATGGCCTGGCGGGCAAGCCCAGCGTGGATCTGTTCATCGACGACAAGACGATGGTGATGCGCGGGCCGGCAACGTGGGCCCGCATCGCTCGTGTCTATGGCGAGACCGAGCCGCTGTTCGGCGAGGAGGCGCTGGTCAGTCTGCTGGACCGGCCCGTCGAGAGCCTGAATCTCGTTCCCGCGGGCACACTGCGCGGCATCCTGGCCCAGATTCGAATCGAGCTGATGGCAGCCGGCGTCCCGCACTACGAGCCCAACTACGAACTCGGGCAGGCGGGGTTCTGGGCCGCCGACCGCGCCACCACCGTGAACATCCCGTGGTTTCTCGCGAACGACGAGCTGCGGGAGCTGGCGCAGCCGCGCTACCCGTGGACATGGGACGACGTCGCGAAGAGCATCCGGCACGAGGTCGGGCACTCGGTCAACTACGCCTTCGAGCTCTGGCAGCGCCCCGACTGGACGGCGGTGTTCGGCGACTTCACGATCCCCTACCCCAAGTCGCAGCCGAAGCCCGTCGACCCGGCCAGCACCGACTGGGTCAACTACGTGCCGGGCGTCGAGTTCGGGTACAGCGCTCGCCACCCCGACGAAGCGTGGGCCGAGGCCTTCGCCGCTTGGTTGGATCCGGCGAGCGACTGGCGCGGGCAATACCGGCCCGGGACTGGCGCCCGTGCGAAGCTCGACTACATCGACGGCCTCAAGCCCGTGCTGGTCGGATACCCGAGCAACCACGATCCGGGCCGCCCGACCAAGTGGCGTGAGGCCTATAAAGGCCAGACTGTAGGACAGGCGTTGGCGATTCCCGTTGACACGAAGTAGTTTTTGGCGCGACGATTGGCACCATGGGACGTGAAGCGAAGATCAACCAGGCTGAACGCATCCACCGGGAAAAGCTCTTCGGTGGCCAGACGGACGCCATCTCGATTTGGCGCCAGCACGTGCTGAACGGCGCTCTTTGCAACCACTGCCAGACTAACCGGGCCATCGGGACCATCAACATGTTCTGGCCCGCGCCCGACTTCGAGAAGGACCAGCCCAAGCTGGCGGTCCAGTACGCGACAGAGTGCGGGGGCGCGATTCCCCTGGTGAAGTTCCGCGTCGGCAAGGAAGAGCGCAACTTCATCGCCATGCCGGTCATGTACTTCTGCGAGCAGTGCCAGAAGGACATGGAGGTGTGGGCCGCACACGCCCCCAGCTACGTGGTGAGCGAGGTCAGGACCGGGCCGCACCCAGACCGCATCATCGGTCAGGTCGGCGGGCCGAAGGTGCTGGATAGCAAGGGCAAGGCGATAGCGTAACTCATTCGATAACCCTTGACGCTAGCCATTCGGCATGGCTTAATCTATCCCGTGAGGTGACATCATGGGAACAGCCGGGAAGCAATTCACGATGACCATTCCAATCGAGCCAGGAGACACACAGGCCGACGTGGTGATTCAGTTGCCAGCCGGGTGCCCGGTTCCCGGCAAAGCGCGCGTGGCGGTCAAGCGGGAGGGCAATGCGGACGTCGTGGGAGACGTCGAGGTGCACGAGGTCGCGGCGTGAGTAGGCCGCGGCGCGTGCCGCTACCGGCGCCGTTCGACAGCATGGAGTTTCGGTTGCGCGTGCGTGCGGATTCGCACGTGAGCGACAACATGCTGTGCAGGTGGGTGTTGGGCGACCAGGACATCGACGAGCACCGCTGCCGGACGATGGTGGAGGTTTGCGCGCGCTTCGGCGTGGTTCCACCGCTCGGGGCGAAGCTCGCTCCCTTGCCGGTGGGAGTTACGGCGCCACCGTCGTCTTCGCTGAGGGCGGTATCGTGAGCACCGTCACCTGTACGTGTGTGCGCTGGCGGTTGCCGGGGGTGCAGTGGGAGGGGATAGAAATACTTTCTGGATGCCCCGTCCACCGCCGGCCGGTTTCGCCCCGCATGCCGCCGGTCCCGAGTGGGACGTTCGTGCGGAAGCGGGAAGTGTTCCAAGGGGTGCTCGGTCCCATCAGCCAATGCTACCTGGCAACTCCAGGATCCTTCTTTCGTAAATATGGAGTCGGGCCATGACACAGGAAGAGGTGGAGAAGAATCTTCGCAAGAAGTTGCAGAAGGATTTCGAGGAGGAATACCCCGACCCCGTTCGCTCTCGCATGACCACTGGCGATTTCGCCTCATGGGCCTCACGCAAACTTATTCATGAGATTGCGGCGAAGATCATTCTCGGAGCCAAGCCATGATCATCGAGGCCATTATTCTCGGGTACGCCATCTATCGAAGCCGCAATCCAAGCTCTTGGCGGATCGTTTGGGGTGGCGACGACTGTGTCTCATGTTCGGACACGTTCCGCCCGGTGGATCCTGACCGACTACTGAGGCTTGCGGGGCTGGGTCTGCCGGGAGCGACCTCATGAGCAAGCGCACCCGCGGCGAGACACGCGAGGCCAACAAGCGACGCGAGAGCCACGCGCGCAAAGTGTGGGCACCCGTCGGTTCCCCCCGAACACTTTTCGTCATGGCTGCGTACTTCGGTAGGTCGGTGGCTATGGAGATGGCACCAGTGGGGGTTCGCAAACGGCACCTTGAGCTAGTCCGAGCGGCCAAGCGACGATGGCGGCGCTCAAGAGAAAGATTGGTCTGTACCGGGCAGGATGTGGTCCTGCGGCCAGGAAATCCACGCGGTGCCGGCATCGGTGTTGGACTGGCACACGGGCCCGGGTGTACACTAGCCGCCATGGGACAAGCCTCCGTCCAGTACGCCAAGAGCAAACAAGACCAGCAG